AGTGTATTGCTGTGCATGAAGCTCGTAAGTATCAACAACTTCTTCGGCAAAACCCACCGCAAGGTAGCGAAGAGCATCACAATTTGATACGAGTACATTGTTTGCTATGAACATACCTGTATCCGTTTTTAGGCTGAACACCTCTACGCAGTCTGAACATTGACATTTTACAGTTGAGGCAGCAATATTTAGATCTGCTAGGGAACGGTGTCTGGTATGTCTCTTGGCATCTTTGACAGGCTGCTTCGTAGTATTTTTTGTTTTCCCATGATTTCTTTCCAAGCCATTTGTGGAACTTAATCCCCTCTTTTGACCCGTGCCATATGTTCGCAAACTTTCTCGCATGCTTAACAGCTTTCCTGGCAGCCGCGAGCTTAATACCCCTATCCTTTCTCCAATGTAATTTGATATGCTCGGAAGCAGTGTACACCTCAAGATTCTCAATATTGTTATTATCGCAATCACCGTCCTTGTGGTGAATGTGGCAACCCTTCGGAATGCAGCCCTTAAAAAATTTCCAGATACATCTGTGCAAGTACCTATCACCTCCATCCTTCTTCGGAGCACTGCAAAAATATCTCTGATCCCGTAGCCTTGGCGAATCTGGGTAGCGCATGTAGGCAATTCCATCGAAGTAAACACGCTCCACAACTTGCTCGTTTCCGTCAATTCGCTCAGTGGGCGAAATCCACCCTGGCTCAAGATCGGATGATCGTCGGTAGCCTTTGTTGACAGGAAGCCTCTTACGGCCCTTACGCCTGTGCTTTGCTTTTCTAACACCTTGCTCCATCCTAATGGGGTAAAAACATAATCGCCCTTTTTTACATCAACTATATCAATATTGCCTCTCTTTGTAAATATCTTAGTGTGTCGGCAGAAGCAGTAATGACTAGACCAGTCGTGCCTAGGCTGGTTCTTAAACACCTTCGCTTTCTCATCATATTCTTTGTGATAATTCTCGATCGCTCTAATCAACGGTTTACACTTATCTTTATCAAACCATAATCTTGGAAATATCTTACGAACTTTCTGTACACCAATCTGGATATTAACATTTGGAACAATCTTGGTACTATATCCTGCCTCTCTGAACGTCTCCTCGATTGAATTCTTGGCCTCTAAGCGTTTTTGACGCGCATCATGAGGTAAGTGTAGGGTCTGGTACTCATAGCCCCTCTCACGCAAAGTTTTGACATAATGCGAAATATCTTCTCCGTTATTCTCATAGCAATCTATTATCCGGATTTCTTTGCCAACGGTTTGCGTGAAGATGATTGAGGTGCAATCGTTGCGTCCCAGATCGAACCAGCAGTCTACCAAGATATGCTTTTCGTATGGAACAGCGCAGATCCTATCCTGAGCCTCTTGGATGTTTTTAGAATAGTATGATCCGAGTGCGCCCACTTCGTACGAGCAATAGTATTCTTGTGCGAGCATTTCTTGAGTCATACCTTCTTTGCGTTCTTCTTCGATCTGGTCAGTGGTAAGAACGCCCGTATCGCTTACGGTAAGGACTTCGGTAAACCAAGCGTCATTTTCGCGAGCCATCAGATCCAGATCGTAGGAATGGTTTTTACCGTTAGGTGTTGTGTTGAACACAGCCCAACCGCCGTTTACCTTGAGGATTGGTTTNACGACTTCCCAAGCCATNGGNTTCTGGTAAGCGTATTCTGAAAAAATGCAACCCCTTGGATTGGTACCACGGATAGCGTCATAGTTGTCTGTACCAATAAGCTGTATGATCGAGCCGTTCTTGAGCAGGATTTTCATTTCAGTGCCGTTGGTGGATTCTCTTAAAACTTCTGGTATAAAATCAATGAACCGCATACCATCGTTAGTGATCCCGTCCCAAATGATTTTCTTTGCCTGAGTGTAAGTTGGTAAGAAATAAAAATACATGCCTACTTCTGTGAAGGCACGTTTAATCATGTAATTCCAAAGCAGAATATCTTTACCGGCTCTTCGATGCCAAAGAACGAACGCTCTCTTTTTTCCTCCGTCCATCTCGCTCAACAACGGTAACTGATACGTCCTTGGCTCGAAGTTGTGAGGAATTGTTATATTCATAAGCGATTGTGTTGACCGTTATTGCCCCCCCGTCCTTGCCTGTCATTTCTGTTCTAGCCAGTTTGGGCTGGTGGTATTCTAGCAAATCCTTGTAATGCTGAAGAAACTCCTTTTCCGGTTTAGATAGGTCCCTGCCTTTGCTAAGCTCTATAATCTTATCNTTGAACGCGATTCCACCGTCACCAATGAGCCAGCCTACCACATTCTCCCACTGGGTCCGATTGTACTTAGCGGCTTTACCGCCCTTGCTTCCTAGCTTCTTAGCTGTTTCTTTGGTGAATGGCATGGTTTAGCATTGACTATTTTATTCTCTTCTTAATCGTTTCTGTTCTAAAAACTCTTTTATCAGCTTCTTCTTTTCTTTTCTCGATGATTTGGTCTAGCACAAGATTCTGGAAAGATTTTACCATACCTTCATGAGCAGCAGTAAAATATTCTAAATCCTCAACAGTAGGTGGTCTGAAGTTTTCAATTGAAACCGCTTTTAAGTCTAGGTCAATTACAACAAACATGTGAACATGTTAGCACAAAAACACATTGAGGTCAAATCAGTAGTTTTTTATGTGGAATCCGCTTAAACCTGCGTACACCTCTAACGAAACCAATATCGACAATGGCATGAGTAGCTTCGTGTGATTCGCAGGACTCCCATTGCTCCCATTCAAACCTCCAATCTTCTTTCTGCTTTTGGTATTCGATAATCACGGATTCATTGTACCATAAAATGCTTTAGCTAATCTTTCTAATTCTGCAAGACTTGTACAAGCACTATGTTTCATAGCCCTACTGATCGGTAATTCACCGTACTTGTCCCACAACTGCCGTGATCTACGCTGGTGGTAATCACTATCCTTGTACGGACAACGTTCAGTAACGTACTTCAACAATCTTAAAGCTACTTTATTTAACATAGTGTATATTCGGTAGGTTGAGCGAGACCAGTAGCTTCGCTTCTAGCTAAATTTAAACGCTACTATGCCTATAGAACATCACGCTGTTAAGCATATAAGACCTCTTTCATGGCTTTGTGTGCCTTGCCCTGACCATAGGATTTTAAGTGTGAGTCTACTTTAATGTTTCCACACTCCAACTTAATGGGGGTCACTGTGTTTATTCGTATAGTGTATCGCTCGACACAGGCAGCATTCTGTACCCTGGTTGTTTAACGTCCCCAGGTGGCTTACTGCAAGCCTTCGCTAGACACCCACGGAGACAAAAGAAAAGCCCTCTGCAACAGGTGAGTGGTGATTTAAGCGCAGCGTACTTGTAATTCCGCTACCCATCACCCGTTACAAAAGGCTCTTGGTCTTAACTTAAATCATCTACAACATACCACACCTGTTTTTAAAAAGCAATAGTAAATTTCAAAACTATACATTTCTATACATCGCTTCCTAAATCTATACATAATTCTCAGAACTCTCAACATTAGCTGGGCAAGGATTTCCAAGCGTCACCTTGCATGAGATTTATTTAGCTAGATTCAATCTCGGTAATAACTAGCGCCACCTGCGTCTACTATTTGACCAATGTCTATTCCGCCACCAGCTAAGTTGAGAATACTCGTAAGAGTTCAACATTTCTGTTGAGAATTCTAAGAACTGCTTTTCAAGGCGGCTGGCCAGCTACTTGCCCGTGAAGATCAACTCACAAGACACAACACCTATTTATGACGAGTGCACACCTCTTCAGTGCTGCAGTTTCGCTTACATCATAACCTGTTGACCAGCCGCACATGATTGTAAACTATACGCCAATAACCGTAAAGCCAATTGTAAACCAAAGGTGGTGCATTTACGCGCTAGGTGTGTACACTGTGAACAATTACTACTTAATAAACAGCCATGAACTACAAACGATTAAACATTTCGTTGCCCGAAACGTTGGCAGATGATTTGGACATTGCCGCCGGTAAAGCGTACAAAACTAGATCTGAATTTATAAAGGATTTAATTTTGTATCACTTCGCAAAAGAAGGAGGATTGCACACGAGAGGGCG